CGCCGTTTACATACTTTTTCATTTTACTGCCCCAATCCATATAGTGAGAACCGACCGCTTTCTATTTCTGCTGTCCCTGCCGTGGTCGTAAAGTTGAACCCATCCACATCAGTAATCGAGTAGGTACTTTTCATACCACCAGAGACCAGAATAAGATTTGCAATATCATTTGTACCTTCAAATCCACCGTAAGCCATTTCAATAGTTGCCCTTGGAGCGGCTGTAGAAATATCAAATCTTCCAGTCTGTGATGTTACTCCTGTGGGGCCAATCCAACCAGTACTTGTAGTATCATAGCTGCTTCCCGAATCAATTTTAGCTCTCATCATTGAATAATTACTGCCAGTTTCTAAACTGCCATTATCATATATTTGCATTTTAGGAATTTGCGCACCATCCATCGTGCAATCCCATAGCAAAACGTAGCGGTTGTATGAGCCGATAGACGTAAAGGCGACCGAGGCTACAGCGCTGCTAACAGTCGTCGTGCTGATCAGGTTCCACGAGCCACCGCCGCCCCCAACAGCGGCCCCATCAAGGGTCACGCTGCCAGAGGTAGCCGAGATATCATTAGTCTGATGATTAATTGTCAGGCTCATTGTTTACACCGCCGTTGATCCGTTCATTTCGTCTTGAGCCATGACCCAAGCGTAGCACTTGTCCAAGAAGGCATCGCCTGATGAACTGTTGATGTCCTCTAGGTTTGCGTTCATCCTTTTAAAATCGACCTCTCTGGTGTCATCTGTGGGTGAGTTGGTTGCGTAAGCACTTAAGTCAATCATAACGGTGAACTTGGGGTCTGACCCACGTTGACGAGAGATGCTTGCTGTGACGATGCGGTAGTAGGCGCCATTAAAGGCGATGCCGAATTGACTGTTTTCAGCCGTGATATTGTGTTGGATAGCCATTGGATACTCCTTTAGGCGTAAATAAGTTCTGAGGTTGTGATGGTTCCGACAAAACGCACGTTGGTTGATGCTGCGCCGTTGACCGCAATCTTTAGGCATCCATTGGTTGTGTCGGCACTTAGTGCCATCCCCCAAGACGGTGTGTTGTCTAAGACAGTGGTTGCTGAGTTGACTAGGACTGTTGTCCCTGCGCTGCCCTCGCGTCTGATAAGACCCTCGACTTTCCAAGCCGCGCTTGCTGTGCCTTCGCTTGCTTTTTGTCGTGCGACGATAGTACCGCTAAATGCGTAGGCGCTGTTGTTGGGAAGGACTACTTGGTTCGATGTACCCGCTGTACTATTGTCAGTAGTTAAAGCCTCTGCGGTGGCATCTGTTGTGTTAGACGCAAGAACATAAATGCCTGATTGGTTTTGCCCTGCGCTTATTGCGTTGTAGCCACCAAAGTGGACACCACCCTTAGTTCTACTCTTTGCGCCACGGCCCAGAACTATACTTCTATCATGTCCACTATCAACTTGGCTTTCTCCACCAAAACCCAGACTATTTGAAGCATTTAAATAAGTAGCTTGCAGCGCAACAGAGAATGTTGCATTTGAAGTGGTATCACCACCGTTTCCAAGACCCACAGAGTAGTCACCTGCAATAGTTCCCATTCTGCCAATTTTAACAGCGGCCGTACCTGTTGCTTTTGTCTGTTGACCTAAAGCAATACTATTAGCGCCCTGTGCGCCATAGCTGCTAGTGTTATTTGCAATGGCTCCTGCGAGGCTGTCACTTCCAGAGGCGTAAGAGTTATTTATGGCTGTTGCCCCTGCCCCTGCCGTCTTAGCATTATAACCAAGGGCAGTCTGGTAGTTTACGTTTCCTGTGCCATTGCTATCATCGCCGACAAACGTGTTGCTACTGCCACTGGTCACCGCACTACCTGCCGTCTGACCAATACCTACGTTGTTGGAGCCAGTAAGCTTATCTAAGTTAGTACCTTGAAGCGCGTTTTGACCCACGGCTGTGTTGGCTGTACCAGTGGTCAAATAAGAGCCAGTATTACGACCAATCAAAACATTGTCATCACCTGTTGTGATTGATGAATTACCTGTGTTCCAACCGATTGCAACGTTTCTGTAATGTGAGGAACCTGCAGAAAAGCTGTTAGTCCCGATGGACAGGTTTGAGCCGTCCCATTCTGCGTCACTTAGGTCGTCAATTGAACTAGCACCACCCCCTGAAGCAGCCGCCCAATTAGCAACTCCTGACCCATTTGTGGTAAGCACATAATTAGCGCTGCCATCGGAAGTAGGCAGGGTGTAAGCATTATTAACACTGACTGTACCAGTCGTTTTTATTCCGCTGCTAGTCGTTTCGAGTTTCTTACTAGAATTATGGTATAACTCTACCGCTCCACCGTAAGTAGCTTTGAGATAATCATGGCCTGAGCTAGCCTTTAGCTCAAGGTTAGTTGCGTAGATTTGAAGATTGCCAGAGCCGCCTTCAATAATTTGGCTGTGATTGTTCGTACCATGAAAGATTTTGAGGTCATCACCATCACCAAAAACCAGTTCATTTACACCTGAACTTGAGCGGTCGCCAAATTTAATAGACTTGCTATTTGCGTCTAAATCGCCACCGAGTTGGGGGGTAGTATCCTCAACGACATTGCTTATCCCAGAGCCGCCGCCACTTGCCGCTGCCCACGTTAAACCGCCAGTATTACCTGATTGCGCAGTCAGCACATAGCCGTTGGTGGGCGAGTTGCTGACCTTGAGGTTGGCTTCGTCCACCACGTTGTCGCTAATGACTGTAGCGCCATCGGCTGTGCTAGTGACCTCACCTGAGTGGTTTGGGTGGACATAGTTGTTTGCGCTTGCAGCAATGCCGTCTAGTTTCGTGTGGTCTGCATCAGTAAACGCATTGGTATCTGAGTTGCTTTCATAGGCCGTTTTGATTTCACTCGCAGTTTGATCTGCGGTGGCATTAGCTTCGATGGCGTCAAGTTTTGACTTTAGCGTATTCGTAAAGTTGTTCTGAGTTAAGCCACCATCGCCAACGCTGTAAGTTGTGTTAGTGTCTGTAGAACTAATAGTACCATTTGCCGCAATAGAAACATTAGTCCCTGCTGTAAGTGCCGCCACTACGTTTGCTGTATCTGTAACGTCTGCGGATGCTTCTATAGCATTTAACTTGCTGTGGTCTGCGTCAGTAAAGACATTACTGTCAGTCGCTGCTTCTACAGCCGCCCTGATTTGTGCATCAGTTTGATCTGCTGTGGCACTGGTTTCTATACCATCTAGCTTACTTTTCAGCGCGTCAGTAAAGTTGTTTTCAGTTAGCCCACCATCGCCAATGCTATAGGTGGTATTCGTATCAGTAACCGTAATAGTCTTGGTAGCCCCAGTGCCACTAGCGACAACACCGTTGCCTGTGAAGTTCATCGTGGTTGCAGCCGTCGAAAGTGCAGAGCCTTCGTCTTGAACTGTCAGTGAAGAACCACCGCCACCACCACCAGATGCCGTGACAACACCACTGCCGTCTATAGCCAAGCCGCTGCCAATCTTGATGCCGCCTAGTGTGCTGCTAGAGGCTGTCGGTAGGCTATAGTTGTTTGCACTGGTAGCTATCCCACCTAGCTTACTGTGGTCGGCGTCGGTAAACACGTTGCTGTCTGTCGCAGCCTCGACAGCCGCTCTGATTTCAGCGTTAGATTGATCTGCTGTGGCATTGGCCTCGACAGCATCTAGCTTGTTCTTCAAGGTCGTCGTGAAGTTCTTCTCAGTTAGACCGCCGTCACCCACAGAATACGTTGTGTTCGTATCCGTAGAACTGATGGTGAAGTTGGGGTACGTCCCTGAGACGCTGACGTTTGACCCTGCAGTGAGAGCCACAGTTTGGTCTGGGCTGTCATTCGTAATCGTCGTGCCAGACACAGTGATGCCTGTGCCGCCAGTGTAGTTATTCACCGACGAAGCTGATGCAGCAGCCGCTGTGGCTGAGGTTGCAGCAGCAGTCGCTGATGTTGATGCCGCTGTCGCTGAAGAAGCTGCAGCAGTCGCTGAGGTGGCTGCTGCTGTGGCCGAAGTATCAGCACCAGACTTTGCTGTATCTGCACCCGACTTTGCTGTCTCAGCAGCAGCTTGTGCAGTCTCAGCGGCTGTCTTTGCGTTTTCAGCGGCTGTCTTTAAGCCGTCGACGGCATCTACGTCGTTGCTCGTTGCGCCTGAACCTGAGTAGAAACTTGTTTTTGCCATCTGGCTTAATCCTCGTAGGCTGTAGTTGGTCGCATGGCTTGCACCGTGCCAGACATCTCGGCGTCATTTGCTTGCTCTTGGACTTCTGCCATGCACTGGCTGTACCGCTGCTCGAACAGGGGGCCACGCTCGTCCAAATAGTAATCCGCTGCATACGACAGTGCGCCGTAGATTATGAGGTCACTGGATGCAGCGGCCAAGGCATTCTCTGCGCTGTCAGTAGTCATGTCTGCAAATTGAGCATAGTAGTTCAGCTTGACCGAACCAGATGTTGGATATGGGTAAATCAGCAGCGTACCACCCTCACGAGTAAAGAACTTGGGGGTGCCGTTTTCGCCTGCATCCTTGTAGTCAACAATCTGACTTAGAGGGACACGAGTAAGACTTGTGCTGCCGTAGTACAAATCGATGATCTCAAGAAAGTCGTTGGGAAGCACAAGCAACGTGGTGGCTGCGCTGATAGTATACGACTGCTGCTTCTCCATGGATGGAACCCGAAGGCTTCTCTGGATACGAGCGATACTCTGGTCAACAAAGGTGTCGGCTAGGGTGTCGCTGCAGTCGCTACGGTTTAGGAGCGCCTTGAAGTGGCTCCTGATGTCACCTTTGTTCATATCGGGGGTTAAATCCTTTTGTTGGTCGCCATGAAACCATCGAGGTTCTGGTCGCTCAGTCTTTTGACGATCTCAGCGCCTGTCGCTTCGTACAAGTTGAAGCCTTCGCGCACCCACTGCTCGTGTACGGCAACTGGGATACTGGCGACACGCATGAACTCGCCTTCCTTGGCGCTGTCCGATGCGTTGCGGCTGTCCTTCAGGTCGTCCAAGAACTCCTGAGTGATATTCTGTGTGTGATGCCTGACGACGTCGTTGCCTTCCTGAATGTATCGTGTGTTGACACCCAGAAGGCTGCGCTCCACGTCGGCTTTATCACCAGAGACAATAGGCTCTGTTGGGTTATTACTGCTCATTATCGGGGGTACTCTCGTTAGGGGAAATCTTTAGGCCACTCAGCGGCGCTCTCAGGGGCTCTGAGGGTATTTAAAGAATGCCGCCCCTCTGTAGTCAGAAAGGAGAGCAGGAACTGACTACTTTTAGTGGGGGCGACACTCAATCTTATGGGGGTCTAACTTTTACGACAGACCTGTGATCATATGATCAGCGCCCCAGTTCATGTGCTTGAGAGAGTACTCTCCTACCACATAGTGTTTATCGCTATCTCCATTTTTCGCGAGAAGTGTACGCGAGAACGGACGCAGCACTGCAGACCGCCACATGCTTGGTTCAATCAAGAATGCGTGGGTCGACAACTGGTGGCGGTTTAGGACCACTTTGTATTCACCATCATTTATGTTCGCCTTAGATCGCTAATCTAAGACCGTCTTTCGACTGCTGTATGTCACCATACAGATCAGACCATATCACCATCCCAAGGGGATGCTCTGCGCTTCGAGCCGCTTGGCTCTACTCCACTGCCGTGGATGGTCGTTGCACCTTCCTCTTTCGAGGCTTGGCTCAGGATTATCTCATTGAGAGACTTCCCCTGAGTTCACAGAGTTCTTCAAAGTAGATTGCTCTACTAGGCCGCTAGGTTTGTTAACGGGCTAACATAGAGGTCGATCACATTGACCAACTGCTTGGTCTGAGCGAACTCACGATTACGTCCAGATGACGCTGCAAATCCTGCGACAATTTGGGCGTCGGCGGGCTTGATCATGAAGACACTTGGGTCTGACCCGGCGTTGAACGCAGCCTGACCTGCAACAAGCAACTTAGCTTCTGTAAGGGCATCTGTTGCATTGCTCCCGGCGTCGGTCGAATTTGAGATCATCTGAGTTGCAGATGCCATCTCACGAGCGGCACTTTCGGAGCCAGTGACGGCTGCATTGTCGACACCAACGTAAGCTCTCTCTAGATCGCGCTTGATCTCCTTCAAAGCTTTCCCAAGCTGATAAGCTGTTTCCTTGGCTCTACCGTAGGTTGCAATAGCGTCTGCTGTTGCACTTACTTGGAAAGCCTTGGATAGGATTTGCGTGTTGTTGGTACGACTTGTAGCGGCGGTCAATGTTGCCATTGATGCGTCCGCGCCTTCGATTGCCGCGTTATTTGCGGCTGCAGCTAGGCTGTCCTCAAGCCATTCAAAAGTACGAGCCGAAACCTTCTCGGAACGGATCATGCTGAAGAATGGGGTGTCTGTGGGCGTAATATCAGAAATGATATCTGAAACGTCCTCTTTCTTCCCGGTCTGGTCGTATGTGGAATATAGGGCCATCTTGATGGCTCCTTTCTTGATGTTGTTGTTGGGTTAGGATTGCTCCCACCGCGACATCAAGGCATCCGCTATGTCATCTAGGTCACCACTCATAGATGCGTTTGACCGTAGTTTATTCTGAGCCTTCTTCTGGCGCTGAATACGGACATCTGCATCACTCGGTGGTGCCTTCTTCGATCTTAAGACTTTGTTACCTGTCTTGGTCTTCTTAATGCGCACTGCTTTCCCCTTTTTGGTTTCGGCAGCCGCTTTGGATTGGTCGTATAGTCTCGCTTTGTTGAGAACCATAATAACCTGTGGGTCGACGTATTGATCGACCTGCTCCGATGGGAGACCAACTGAGACTGCATACTGGCGAATGTCGTTGTATAGATCATTGCCCCAGTCTGGCAGTTCATTCTGAAGAACCTTGACGCACTCTTGGGCGGCAGTCTGATGCTGTTTAGAGTAATCAGTCTGTGCCTGTTTATAGAAGGCGTCTGCTTCTTCGGTTAAAAACTTAAGGTCTTGTTCTGCTTCGCTAGCCTCTTGGCGTAGTTTCGCAAACTCCGTAGCATCCATCTGTCGACTAGCGACTAACATGTCTACTTCAGAATATGGCTTGAAACGCGCCTGAGCTCTTTCGATAAGCTTCTGGTATGACAAATCAGCCCTCTGAAGGGCTTCGTCTGCCTCTTTGCGCTTGGCAGCGGTTTCTTGAGACTTACGAGTTAGACTTGCTTCTTGTCCGTAGAGCCGTTTGAGTTCCTTGATGGATGCCTGCTTAACATCACCATCGACTGGGATTTCAACCAAAGTCTCGTCAGTGAGCTCGATAAGCTCTTCTTCCGTTTCTTCGTCATCCGTGTCTTCGGCGGTGTCTT